ATCGCCACGAAGGTCTTCCCCCGCATCCCCGTCGAGAAGGCCTCGGCCCAGTACTTCAAGTACAACCAGGGCGACTGGCTCCGGGACGAGGCCGCGATCCGTGCTGACGCGACCGAATCCGTTGGGTCCGGCTACACGCTCGCGACGGACACGTACAACTGCAACGTGTACGCCCTCCACAAGGACGTCGGCGACCAGGCCGTGGCCAACTCCACGTCCCCGCTGGAACCGATCCGCGACGCCACGAACTTCGTGATGAGCCGCCTCCTGCTCCGCCAGGAAGTGGACTTCGCGAACAAGTACTTCAAGGCAGGTGTCTGGGCCAACGACTACACCGGTGTCTCCGGCGCACCGTCGGGCGCACAGTTCCGCCAGTGGAACGACTATGTGAACTCCACCCCCCTCATCGACATTGAGGTCATGAAGGAGTCCATCCTTTCCGCTACCGGCTTCACCGCGAACACCCTGGTCATGGGACGGGCAGTCTTCAACGCCCTCAAGAACCACCCCACGATCATCGACCGCGTCAAGTACACCTCCAGCAACATCCCCACCACCGAACTGCTCGCGAGCCTGTTCGACGTGGACCGTGTGCTGGTTGCCACCTCCCTGGTGAACACCGCGAAGGAAGGCCAGACCAAGTCTGTTGCCTACAACTTCTCCAAGGGCGTCCTGCTGACCCACTCGGCTCCGGCCCCGGGCCTGCTGACCCCCTCCGCCGGTTACACCTTCGTGTGGAACGGCGTCTCCGACGGCGCTGGCCTGCAGGTCGGCACGTACTCCTTCCGCATGGAGGAACTGCGTGCACAGCGCATCGAGTCCCAGATGGCGTGGGACAACAAGGTGGTCGGCACCGACCTCGGTGCTTTCGCCGCCACCATCGTCGCCTAACAGCGGCCCACAGCAGTACCGGACAGCCCGGCCTCGGACACCCGGGGCCGGGCTTTCCTACTAAGAGAGGGAACCCAGCTCATGCCGCAGTACATCGAACACCTCGTCGTCGGGAAGATCACCTTCCCCGACAACGCCACCGGGGTCGCGGCCCCGTCAGCCGGTGTCCCCGGCCTGATGACCGCACCCGCCGGGACGCCGATCAAGATCGTCTCCCAGCCCACCGCACCGGCACCCATCGCAGGCTCCGCAGGGGCCTCGTACACGGCGACCGAACAGGGCCTCATCAACTCGCTCGTCACCCAGGTGAACGCGCTCCAGGCGGCCCTCAAGGCCGCGGGACACATGAAGTAGCCATGAACACCATCAGGGACTACTTCAACGCCGCCGACACCGAAGTAGGCCAGATGATCGAGGGCCACTACGGCTGGAACGAGTGGTGCGCCGAGCACGCACTCGCCCACTTGGGACGGGGCACCAGCAAGGGCCTGAACCACCGCGGAATCGACGTGCACGAGGTCGTCACCTCGTGGCGGGAGTACCGGTGCTACCAGTGCCAGAAGCTCCTGTGGTCGAAGGAGAACGCCGACGGCGAACCCGCCATCAAGGACCCCTTCCCGGCCCCGAAGTCCGGGGTCATCGGGCAGACGCCCATGATCGGGAGCGAGTACCAGGCGTGAGGATCATGATCAACCGGGAGTCCCTGAACTGGCCCAAACCGGTTATCACCGAAGACCAGCTCCGCGCCTACGCGGACGCACCGAAGGACACCCACGACCTGTGGCAGGACAACCTCCTCGGGGGTGCGACCCTGATCACCGGTGTGGCGAACATTTACGACGGGGCCGTGTTCTACGCGGTCCCCAAGACGAAGGAGTAGCACCATGGGCTGGACCTACAGCGGGAACCCGCAGGACACCGACCGGGACCTGGTACGGTTCCTGCTCGGTGACTCGGCGCAGACCGCCCAGTCGCTCTCCGACGAGGAACTGGACTACCTGCTGAACGTCAACACCGACGCCGCCGGGCACGTCAACGCGTACCGGGCCGCGGCGGAAGCGGCAGGCATCCTGCACACCCGGTACTCCGGCCTGTCCTCGTCCATGAAGCGCGTGGGCGACCTGACCCTGGAGGTCCACTACTCCGAGCAGGCCCGCCTGTTCGGCCTGCTGGAGGCCAAGCTCATGAAGGGCCGGACCGCGTTCGCCATCGGTGTGCCGCAGTTCTTCGACACCTCCGCGAACGTCTTCTCCGTCGGCATGACCGACTCCAACGGCAACGATCCGAGGACCCGGTGACCATCGACCCGCTCCTCGCGGCGCTCATGGTCCAGACCGTGTACGCCTACCCCGTCACCGGCACGTCCGCCTACGGCCAGCCGGTGTTCGCGACCACGCCCCTGACCATCCCCTGCCACATCGTGGGCCGGGTGCAGGAGGTCACGAACTTCAACGGCGAGAACATGGTCTCCACCGGCTACGCCATCACCAGTGACGTGTACACGGGCCTGGATGACCGGGCAACCCTGGACATCCCCGAACCGTCCGACCCGACCGGGCGCCGGAGGGTCAACATCATCGCCGTCGCGACCAGGTACGACGAGAACGGCCCCTCCCACCAGACCATCTACTACGGCCCCCGCGGCGGCAGTGGGCGGGAGACCAACGCGTGAGCGACTTCTACATCACCATCGTCGGCAACGACACACTGATCAAGGCCATGGCCCTGGCCGGTGCGAAGGCCCCCGCCCTGCTGACGGCCGCCCTGGTGGAGGAAGCCAACCTGGCGTTCCGGCGCTCCCAGGCGATGGTGCCGTTCCGGTTCGGCATCCTGAAAGGCTCCGGCCGCGTCGCCCCCCCGATCACCATTCTTGACGAAACCTTCGTGGAGATTAGCTATGGCGGCGCGGCCAGCGCCTACGCCTACATCATGCACAAAGGCATCATGAACGACAAGCCCATCACGTACCACACCCCCGGCACCCACGACCACTACCTGTCCGACGCCGTGGAGGAGACGATCCCCGGCATGGAGGGCCGCATCATGGCCCGTATCGAAGGGATGCTCCATGTCTGACCCGATCCTGATCCCCAGTGGCGCGACCGCGCTGGAACTGATCCAGAAGATTATCATCGACCACACCACTCCCACCCTGGTCCCGGGCACCAACATCTTCATGGGCTACGAATCGGACACGCCCGTCGGCGTGGGCCTGGTCTACCTGGTGATGGAGGGCGCCGAACGCGACCCGGACCTGACCATGGGCACCATCGTGGCCATCGAGAACTACTACGTGCACATCGCCGTCTACGGCGACCCGAACGACTTCACCACCCCCAAGCAGGAGGCGATGCGCCTGCGCTACACCATCGCCCAGGTGTCCCTCGGCTACCAGGCCCTGGGCCTGCGCATGATGTACGCCCGGCCCATCGGCACCGTCACCCAGCTCGGCAAGGACGCGAAGGAAAGGCACCACTTCATGATCAAGTTCCACGTCACCACCGAACCGAGCTACCAGTGAGGTCCGCGGAGGACCGGAAGGCCCTCGACGAGGCCATCATCGCCATCGACGCGTCCATCAACACGCTCGTGCTGGCCAGGATCGCCCTGGAACGGCGCATCCAGGACAAGCCCCTGCTGACCCCCTCACCGGACGGCGGGTGCACGCACGAGCGCACGTTCCCCATCGAAACAGGCAGTGGCTCGGTGCTCATGTGCAACGACTGCGGCGACCAACTGGAAGGCTGACCATGTACGACTACTACGCCACCATCGAGTACTGGCACGACGGGGACACCGTCATCCTCACCGCCGACCAGGGCTTCGGCAACAGCATCGGCCTGCACGTCCGGCTGTACGACTGCTGGTGCCCGGAACTGTCCACCACGAAGACCCCGGACCCGGCCGGTGACGCCGCCGCGGCCCGCGTGACCGAGCTGATGCCGCCCGGCACGAAGGTCTGGATCAGCACCAAGAAGGCCCCCGTGGACCAGGAATGGAAGGCCGTCCAGACCGGGCAGACCTTCGCCCGCTGGCTCGGCATCGTCTACTTCGCCAACACCAACAACAGCATCGGGGACCAGCTCATCGCTGAGGGCCTCGGGACAAGGAACCGGAACTCATGAGCAAGCACGCCCTGCA